GCATCGCTTTTACGGTGGACTTGTTTCATTAATGCTTGGAAGCTAGAGCTAACCACTTCGCCGTCAATGACAATACTACGTTCAAACAATTCAATATTATCTTCAATGCCTTTGGTAATGTGTCCAAAGTTCTCTAGAATCTTGCCGTTGCGACTGTAGATAGTAGCAGAACGTGCTCCTGCATCGATAATCAATAGAGCACGAACACCGTCGAGCTTTGGCTCAAGTAGTTTCTTACCGGTTACTTTGCTTTCATGATTAGCGCCATCATGTGCCAACATGCATTCAAACAATGGCACAGCATTCTTAACAATCTTGTTGATTGTCTTTTCAGAAACGCCACATCGCAAATCTTTGATAAGGATACGACGATACCAATCGTTCCATTGATTTTTTGTGCTTGCAGACAAAGCCAGTTCAATTGCAGAACGAGCATCGTCACCAGTGAGCTGTCGTGTGCGTAGTAGTTCACACAGTTCTTTAAATGCAACCCAAGGAAGTCCTTGACCATCTGGGCCAGAAAAGCTAGGTACTTTCTTTACACCAAATGTAATAAACGGGCTCAAAGCCAATTGAAAGCCTTCAAACAACTCTACGTTGTCTTTTTCTGCTTCAATAATTGCTTCTTTATTAAGACGGCTGGGATGATCTTCCAGACTACGGATAACTGCGTCACAAGGTGTAGACATTATTTTCCTAATTTACTGTTCATACGCAAATTATACATGTATTTTGGCAACTTGTCAAGTAATTTTTACCATTTAGATTGAGAAACTACTTCCGCATCCACAAGTAGATTCGGCATTTGGGTTCTTTATTGTAAAGCTACTACCCATTAATTCTTCTTTGTAATCAATTACAGCACCTAGCATATACTGCATACTCATAGCATCTATAAGAATAGTCATTCCTGGGCGTTCAATTATAAAGTCATCTTCGTTTTGCTCTTCGTCAAACGTAAATCCATATTGGAATCCAGAACATCCCCCACCCTGTACGAAAGTACGTAGCTTTAAGTTTGGGTTATTCTCTTCTGCCAATAATTCAGATACCTTGGCAATAGCAGATGCGGTTATTTCAACTTGTTCCATATTATTAAATCCTAAAACTTTCGCCGCAACCACAACGGTCACGTTCGTTGGGATTGGAAAATTCAAATCCCTCATTGAGTCCATTTCGAACCCAGTCTATTATCATTCCGTTAAGATAAACTTGGCTTTTCATATCTACCAAAACTATAAAATCTTTATGTGCATAATTTGTAACACCTACTTCGGGTGTGTACTCATCTACAAATTCAAGAACATAAGCAAGGCCCGAACACCCAGTGGTTTTTACACCAATACGTATGCCGACACCTTTGCCGCGTTTGGTCAAAATTTGAGTTATCTTTTTAGATGCCGTGTCTGTTACGGTAATCATTTACAGCCGCTTTGATCGCGTCTTCAGCAAGAATTGAGCAATGTATTTTAACTGGGGGGAGTGCAAGATGTTCGGCGATCTCAGAATTCTTAATAGATCCTGCTTCTGCCAACGTCTTACCTTTGACCCACTCCGTAACGAGTGATGAACTTGCGATTGCGGAACCACATCCGTACGTTTTAAACTTTGCGTCTTCAATGATGCCTTCATTGTTTACCTTGATCTGTAGTTTCATTACATCACCGCAGGCAGGTGCACCGACCATGCCGGTGCCTATTGTAGGATCATCTTTTTCAAAAGATCCTACATTTCTTGGATTTTCATAATGATCAATTACTTTATCGGAATAAGCCATTAATTTTGACCTTGCCCTTCAACGCAGGATTCGCACTCGCAATCTGGGCAATATTCGCAATCTGAGCAACTATGCCCGCAATGGTGTTCGCACCCACACTTGCATTTTCTTGTAAATCGTTTATAACTGTTATAGTCATCCATATACAATGGGAGTTTATTTTCCGTCATAATCTTTTACCGGGCCGCCATGTATTTCACTTTTCATCTTCTTGCCACGAAGTGGAACTCCGCTACCTTTGACTCCTTGCTTGCCAGTACCTGCTGTATGGTCGCTGTCGTGTTTCAGTAAACCGTGACTCACGCATTGTGAATAGCGGACGTTACTTAAACGAGAATGCCCTACTGAGCATTGGCTAGCAGTAGGAGCAGGGAGAGTTTTTTCAGATAATAGATCAATAATTCGCATCAAGTATTTATTTGAAAAGAATCAATCCCATCAAAACTACTTGCGCGATAAAGCCTACACAAATTGTAGAAACATACAAAAAGTTGCGCTCGATTAAACTCTTAAAGAATAGAGTAGTAAGTGAAGCCCATACAAAGATCATAAGGTCTACAGGGGGTAACTTGTCATTCTGTGCTAAAAGCACTGATACAAGAGTAGGAATTGCCGCAAAGTGCAGAAGCACAATGGTAATCCATCCCAATGTGTGAGCACTGATATGTCCAATATGCTCTTTGAAAAATGCAAGAGTTACGGAAAAGAGATTGTTAATAAATTCAAAAAATTTCATGTGTCTGCTCTTATTTGTAAAAAATGTGATTACCAATTTTTGCTATCTTTTCCCGCTTCCAACCAGGATTTATATAATCCCCATGGAAGTACATTGCCTTTTCCAAGGCAGGTAGACGGAATCCTTCCAATAGAACTTTCTTAGCTACTTCTTGGCTCTCTCGATAGTTTGCATTGTTAGGTGGATTTGCTCCTGAATTTCTGTCACATACCCAACTAAATTGGCATAGTACTTTTTCGTAAACAATATTCTTTTGGTAAATTGTCTTGCAGATATCGCTAGGATACAGACCGCTTTCGGTTCTGTTTAGCGTAACCTGTGCAACTGCAACCTTGCCTTCAAACGGCTGGTTACCTGCTTCGTGGTAGATATTTTTGGATAAACAATTTAATTGTCTCTCCCTCATTGCTGTTGTGATTTGAGAACTCTCTTGTGGCTCGAACTTTGCTAGTTTGTCCGATACTGTCCATTTGAGCAAAAACACTGAAAGCATCAGTGCCAACACCATAAGTAAAACCTTTACAGCCGTAATTGCGGCGGGAATGGTTACTTGTGCTTCTTGTTCCCTATCTAGCGTTAACTCAGTCATATAGACCTCCTTTTTCGTTAGTGGTAAAATAGTTATCAACTAAGCCACTAGTATAGCAAGAAAGAGTGGTAAAGTCAAGCCTTTTTGGTAAAAACTGCTTACTTAATGCCAATTAGCATGTATCTTGTGAACTTCCAATCTGGATAAACAAATTCTTTTTGGCCTGCGTACAATGTTTGGCTGACAGGGAATAGTTCAGTAAATGCTTCCAATGTTTCGCTGTGTACATGATGATCATCATGCGTCATGTTATTGCCTTGTAATATTACTCGTGTACCTTTCGGAATACGATCAAACCAGTCCATGCTTTCAAAGTGTTCAGTGCTGGTGTTAATAATCAAGTCACCAAACTGGCCTTCATAGTTGTTGCAGTCCTGTGTAAAGGCCTTGAACTTCCATTCCTGCCATACCCAGTTCTCGTTAATCATGTCAGCGACCTCTTGGCATTGTGGGTCGATGTCTAGGCTACGGATCTTGTCAACATTGAACTTGCCTCTGCTCAACAATAGGAATGCTGTGACACCATACCATCCGCCATAGATGTAGGTAAGACTGGATTGCCAATTTAACTTTTCAAGTTCTTCGCATAGCCAAATCTTGCTGCCAACTTGACCACTGCTGAATGCATCTTTATTCACGTTCATACTTTAATCTCAATATGTTTAACAGCAGGCCATTCCTGCCACACTCGTTGTTTAGTATGATACAGAACAGCACCCATTGCACTACTAGGATCTCCAGGATTAGGCAGGCTCCATGTGTAATCAAAATTTTTCACAACTTGTTTATTAGCACGACTATTCATAGCACACCCACCCATGTAGACTAGGTTGTTGGTCTTAATAAATTGCTTGGCTTTGAACATAACCATTTCTACTTGAAACTCGAACATCTCTTGCACAGCGGCAGCAAGGTCACACTTCTCTTGTTCAGACCATGTTTCGCAACTCCAATTACGGATACCTCGATGGAAATTGTAATCCAATTCCATAATACCTGGTTTAAAGTACATTGCTATAGTATCTTTGAATCGCTTAGGATTGCCGCGCTCTGCCATCTGCTGGAACAGGTATTCATCACGGATAGGTTGTAGTCCAACAAACTTGGTAAAGGCAGAATAGAACAATCCTAAACTATGAGGATAACTGCGGCTCCATACTTTCTTTATTTCACCGTGTTTACCTTCCCAAATACTAGCACACTCAAACTCCCCAATCGCATCTAATACTACTATGGCACAGTGATTAAATGGACTTGTATAGTATCCGGCGGCTGCATGACTAGCATGATGCGGAGTATATGTAATAGGTATGCCTCCAAGGCCTTGCTTCTTCAAGCTACGACTAGGCAACACACTCATATCAAATGCTGTGTTGTATTGTCCGGCCTTTATTTGTCTTGCTTTCTTTATCCAAGGTTGCTCGTACCAAAAGATACGATCTGGCTCCCATCCTCTAAACAATGCTGTACTGGTTAGTTTACGAAGCGTATCATCTGTTTCGTCAACCGAAGTACCTACCAGCTTGCCATTGTCAAATATAGCAAGGCTGCTGCCGTGATTAAGTGCGTTAACTCCCCAATGTATCATTTGTAGATAAACGGGTCGCGGTTACGTAAGTCTTCAAGTCGTTTCTTTAGTAACTTACGATTAACATACCACCGGTATGGATTCTTTAAAAATTGTAAAAAGTTGTGCATATGAATATTATTATAGCAGTACTTATCTACAATAAATAGTCCATAAGGATAAAAAATGGACCAAACACCCGGTAAACCTATTAGAACATACGCAGAAAACGGACAATGGCGTGACTGGAGCACGGACGAATTAGTAGGTGCAAAGTTAAATTACATCACAGGCTGGAAGTGTGGAGCAGGTGTAGATAGTCTGTTTATTGATATGGACGGAGGCGTGTGGACTGCTAGCTGTAGAGTAGGCGGACCACTTGGTAACGTATTTGAAGATTTTAGAGTGCCGGAATCGTGGATTGACTGCACAAGAAACAACTGCTCCTGTGGTGCAGACTTGTTTATTCCTAAGACACAGAAGATCGAATTCCGCCCGTTGTTACGTAAAGGTCAAGGACTACCGGTTCAATCCGAACTTCGTAACGACGAGCTTACAGAGTTTGTGGCAATGGAGCGAACACACGCCAGCACACAAAAACAAATCTATTGGGAAATTAGCCGTAGATGTAATTACGATTGCTCATACTGCTGGCCGTGGATCCATAACAACACTGATAGACATAAGTCATTAGAAGAACTAATGCACGCCACACATAACTTAGAGAAGCACTTTACCAAAGGTGAATCAGTTAACTTTATTATCTCCGGCGGTGAACCTACTGCCAACAAGAACTTCTTAGACTGGTTGCGTTACTTAAATGTAATGGGACATCATGTCAGCTTACACAGTAACGGAAGTCGCTTGCCTGACTATTACAGAGAAGTTATTCATTACGGTGATCTTAACCTAAGCGTACACTTTGAGTTTTATGATCGTGCTAAGTTTGTTAAGGTAGTAGAAGCGGTAGCACATGAGAAAGCAACTGTAGAAGGGTGCGGACATTTAGAAGTTAAGTTTATGATGGCTCCTCACAACAGAGAAGAGACCTTGGCACTAGAAGAAGAACTTAAAGCATTACCGTACTTCAAGGATTACTGTACATGGGCCATTGTTCCTATTCGCGGTGACCTTGACAACAAGAACAGCGCACCAAACTTAAAGTCTGGTAGCGAGGTGATGGATGGGTATACTAAAGAAGATTACATATTGTTTGGGGATCGTAAATGAAAGCCACAGTTATTGAAAATTTTTTAACTGAGGATGAGTTGTTCGATATTGAGAAAGGGTTTAGAGCCAACACAGATACTAAGCTATGGATCGAACCAATATTATGGCTTCCAGGAGAACAAGCACAGGCATTGTATTGTTATCCTGGACCTAGTTATAAAAACAAGTTATGTGATTCTATCAACGAAAAAATAAATGTAGTATTTGGAAAAAATGAATGTGATAACTGGCACATCTTAAATGGGTATAGGCCATATGGAATACACACAGATTCGTTAGATGATATCGTTGATGCTCATATACATTCTTTGCCGGATGGTTATGAATTTGGATGGACATTTTTAATTCCACTAGACGATTATGACACCAACACAATTGTGTTTAACGAAGGAAGTGCAAGAACAAAGTTATCAAACAATTGGATCGAACACGAATCCAGAGTACCGCAACACTCAATTAGCAAAGATATATATCAACAATATCTAACACATGAAAGTGAAGAACTAATTAGTTACTTTTCTATTGATATTATATTTCCATGGAAAAAAGGTAATCTATTAGCAATGCCTAGAACATCGTTCCATTGTAGTGATAATTTTGCAATAAAAAAGATATTTGAAAAAAGAGCACTCATTGGGTGGTCTTTATTGCCTTTATGATTAATAAAGTTCTGTGTACAGCACCACTAACGGCAGCATTGATTGACACCAACAAAGGTGTCAGACCTTGTTGTGTTTATACTCCTAACTACATAGGTAATATTAAAGAACAACCACTTGTTAATATTATTAATAGTACAGAGTGGAAAACACTCAAACAACAAATGTATAGTAATGAGTGGGCGCCTGGATGTACACAATGCAAAGAACGAGAACAAGTGTCAGACTGGAGTGTTCGAACATTGTTTACAGATGGAAGTTTTGACATAGATGGTTGGGAAGAAGAAAAGTTAACTTATCTAGAATTCAACGGAAGTAATATTTGCAATCTCGCATGCCTACATTGTACTCCTGGATTCAGTAGTCGTTGGGTAATTGATAACAAGAAAGCACAAAAGGTACTTTCAACAATGGATGATACAAAGAAGTATCGTATCAGCCACATTGATGCTGTTATTGAATATACTAATGATACAACTGATCGTTCGACTAAGATGCATTTGCCCGATCCTTCGCTTATTATTGAAAACTTAAAAGGATTAGATTTAACAAATCTTAAAACAATTAATTTCAAAGGCGGAGAGCCGTTGCTTAACTCTGAAACACTGGCAATATTAAATTACTTAGATGAGCAATCTATACTACCTAACGTGCGTATTATATTGTCTAGTAACGGAACATATATCAATCCAGCAATCATTGAAGCCTTTAAGAAGTGTAAATCTATTTTGTTTAATTTGTCACTAGACGGAGTTGGAGACCTATTCAATTATATCAGATATGGCGATGCCAAGTTTAGTGACATAGAGCCTGTAATTGCAAAATTAAACGAACTACCTAACATTAAAATTGAGTGTCAAACTGCTGTTATGAATTACAACATATTCAATCTAGCAGAAATTAGAGAGTGGGTAAGTCAATTGTCTACCAAATATAAAACAGTTAGGAAAGAAGGAGGCTATGCAAATTGTGTACAACATCCAAACTATCTGTCATTACAAACTCTATCAGATAGCACAAGACAACAGTTAATAGAACACTATAAGAATATAGATCACACCGAATTCAAACAAGTTATCAACACACTCGAAGGATCGTATGCAGGAAACAATGTGCATAACATGTGGGTTGACTATACAGAGCTAATGCAGACTGTTAGAGGTAACAATATATTAGATATTGTTCCCCAACTAGAATCAGAATTAAAGTACAGAAATGATTAATAACGTTTTATGCACAGCACCATTGGCGTCTGTGTTGATAGATACAAACAAGGGTATTCGTCCGTGTTGTTTCTTTGAAGGTAAATTTTTAGGTAACTTGAAAGAACAATCTATTACTGAAATAATCAGCAGTGAGAGATGGAAACAATTAAAACAGCAGATGTATAATAAGGAGTGGCCCATTGAATGCATTCCTTGTAAGAATACAGAAGACAATACCGGCTTCAGTCTTAGAAAAGCATACACAGAAGGAAGCATCGATGTAACAGGGTGGGAAGAAGAAAAACCAGTCTACTTAGAATTTAACGGAAGTAATATATGCAACTTAGCTTGCTTGCATTGTCATGCAGGGTTTAGTAGCAAATGGGTAATTGAAAGTAAAAAAGTAAGGAACCTTATCAACACTTATGACACTGATAAAAAAGAAAGGTTACATAGATTTAGATCTGTTGTAGAGCTCAATGATGAAGCTAGACACCAAACAACAAAAATGCATCTACCTAATCCAGAATTGGTTGTTGAAAATTTAAGGCAACTTGATCTTTCAAACATTAGAACAATTAATTTTAAAGGCGGAGAGCCATTGCTTAACGCTGAAACCACATCAGTATTAAAGTACATGAACGAGCAAGGATTGTTAGTAAACATAACTGTCTTTGTTGTGACAAACGGAACTTATATTACACAAGAAATTATAGAACTACTAGGTAAATGTAAACATGTTGAATTCCTAATCTCAGTAGATGGTGTCGGAGACCTATTCAATTATATCAGATATGGCGATGCTAAGTTTAGTGACATAGAGCCTGTAATTGCACAAGTAAGCACATTGTCAAATATCAGTATACGTTCTAGTACATCAACTATGAATTACAATGCATTCCATCTAGTAGAAATTAGAGATTGGTTTGTAGGATTATCTAAAAAATACAATAACATTGTTGCAGAATTAGGATTCCAAAACACTGTTCAAAGTCCTCCGTACTTGTCTGTTAATACTTTATCAGATAGTACACGAGCAGAGTTAGTTGAATATTATACAGCAAACAATATGAACAACGAGTTCGATGTTGTTATCAATACTTTAAAAAATAGTTACTTAGGCGATGAAGTACATAAACAATGGGTTGAGTATACTGAGCTAATGGAAACAGTTAGAGGCAACAACATATTAAATATTGTGCCCCAACTAACCAACGAGATAAAACCAAAATGAGAGAATACAGTATTCATCTAAAGAGGAGGATAATTAAAGATCCTGTTCTAGGAGAGTTGCAATATGAAGAATACGATTCTCCTGAGTCATGTAAGTTTGATAAAAACGAATTTATTTGCGACTTACCATTTAACGATATTGAAGTGCAAGGAAACGGCAACGTACATATGTGTTGCCCTGGATGGAACCCAGCATCAATAGGTAATCTGTTGACAGAAGATCTAAACGCCATGTGGAATAGCGAAAAAGCAAGGACGATTAGAAACTCTATTACAGATGGAACATACAAATACTGCAATGCAAAGACATGTCCTGCAATGTCAGCAGGTGGCGGGCCACGCATTGTTCCTAAGTCTACCTTTGTTGATCCGCAAAATGAGTATCCTAAGAACATAGCATTTTCAATTGACAATACTTGCAATTTAGTTTGCCCTAGTTGTAGAACTTCCCGTATAGGAACGCTAGATCCTGTGGCACATAACAAAGCATTGACTATTTTAAGGACAGCATTTAAGTCAGTGTTTAACACACCGCATGACAAATCTATAACAATGACATTTGATGGATATGGCGAGATATTTTTTAGTCCTGTGTATAGAGAAATATTTGATACAGAAGAAGTATTTCATAATCCAGAGAAGTGGCCTAACTTCAAAGTAGTATTATGTACAAACGGTGTTATGATGACAGAGAAGATCCAACAAAAATACAGCAATCTGTTTGATAGACTAAGAGGAATCAGGATTAGCATAGATGCCGGTAACAAAGAAAGTTACGATAAAGTTCGTTGCGGTGGAGACTGGGAACTGCTATGGGACAACATTAACTATCTGTACAAAAACACTTTAAAAGATAATCCTAATAAAACATGGGCATGGAATGTTGTATTGCAAGAAGATAATTTTGAATCTATTCCCGAATTAATCAAGTTAGCATATCAATATCCAGACAACCTTCCAGAGATATACATTGTCAATATACTAAACTGGGGAACCTACAAACAAGAAGTGTTTGATCAAAAAGCCGTATGGGGTGCAAGTTCTACGAAACATAACCAAGTTAAAGATATATTAGCTTTGCCAGAAGTAATGAACTATCCTAAAATACAAATACCCAACCTAAATTAAAATAACTAAACATATGGATAAAGATACTTGGATAGCGGAAAACTTAATTCCCAAAAATGTAGAGCAGGATAGAAAACCCAGACTGAATGTAAAGTCAGTAGATGTATTCACGGCAACTAGAAAAACAAAGTTTACTATATGCGTACTGGGTAGTTGGGCAATTTACATGCCTCCGTATAATATTGCAAGGCTTTCTAGTTTAACTAGAGAAGCTGGGTATGCTACAACGGTATATGATTTTAATGTCGAGTCCCATTATGCACTCAAACAAGCAAATCCTGATTTAGCAGATGCATGGAATGGTGCTAACTATTTCTGGTGGCAAGATCCAGAGTACTATAAACGCATTCATCCTACCTACGAACCAATCTTAAAAGAATACCTTGAAATATTAGTAGCAACTGATACAGATATATTTGGATTCAGTACCTACTATACAAACATACTTCCTACAAAGTGGATAGTCACTGAACTAAGGAAGCGTAGGCCAGATGCTACTATTGTACTGGGCGGACCCGAATGTCACGAAGAATACTTTAGACTGCCAAATGATGTAGACTATTACTTCATCGGCGAGAGTGAACAAAACATACTAGACTTCTTGAATAACTGGGAACAAGGTATTAAGCCTGCACAACCTGCTATCGGAAGTTTATACAGCGATACCCGAATTGATATCGATAGTCTGCCGTACCCTGACTATTCTGACTTTGATCTTTCAAAGTATTGGGGTAAGAATTCTATCTGTGCTGAAATAAGCAGAGGATGTATTGCAAAGTGTAGTTACTGCACAGAAGTGTACTATTGGAAGTTTAGAGATCGCGGAGCAAATAACGTAGTAGACGAATTAGAATATCAAGTTAAGAAATACGGAATTAGTTTTGTATCCTTTGTTGATAGTCTAATGAATGGAAACTTAAAAGAGTTTAGAAAATTCTGCGATGAGTTGATAAAAAGAAAGTTAGGATTTTCTTGGTGGGGTTATGCCAGAGCCGACGGGCGCATGGACTTAGACTTTTATCAAGCAATGGCAGATGCAGGATGTCAAGGATTTAATTATGGTATTGAATCTGGTAGCGATAAAGTTTTAAAAGCAATTAATAAAAAGAACACAGTAGCAGAAATTAACCAGAACTTTATTGACTCTGAGAAAGTAGGTATGAAGGTATCTGCCTGTTGGGTAATCGGTGCGCCAGGCGAAGACATTGAAGCATTTACGCACAGCTTTAATATGCTATGGAATCACCGTACTAGAATTATGGCTGTTAGTCCTGGACCAGGGCTAGGCGATAATATGGGATCTGCTTACGATGATAGAGAAAAATACAATATCAATCCTAGAGAAAAGCCATGGCTAGGAGGATGGTATTCATTAGACCTAACCAACACACGCTTACATAGACATATTAGAATTAAGTTAATGCACATGTGGCTTTACCTATGTAGAGAATACGGCGGAACATTAACCAATGTACATAAGATTGGGAATATCACAGATCACTTTGATGTTACATTTGATTCCGAATACATTAACGACAGTGTTGAATACGAAAACTTTGATTTCAATATTATCAACTCAGGACACGGTGCCTTTGCAGACAGTGTTATGAATGAAGTATTTGGATTCCTTCGTATGCTATGGAGAGTCCGCGGAGGCTACGAGATTAATATTAAATTTAATAAAGATCTAGACCATCAAGATTTTATTTTTGCCATATCACCTGATACACATAGATACAATGCAGATGTTTGGTTTAAAATTGACGACAATGGTAACTTCCAAACTAAATGTAAATTTAATTTTAAAAATAACGATAGGTATGTAGTTTCATTATCTGGATTTGATTACGAGTATATTTCAGAAGGACAGTGGAAAGAATCTAAAAAGACACAAATGAAAAAGATATTTTTCATTAAGCAAGAAGTCATTGATCAAATTAACCTTCCGCTTGAAAGTTGTTTCTCATCAGTTAGTGTTCCAGAAAGATCATTACTTTTAAAAGTTGCAAGATCGCTACACAAAGATTCAATAGTAGTTGATGTAGGATCGAGATTTGGTGGTAAGGCTGCTATATTTGCACATGCCAATAAAGATATAGTCATCCATAGCATTGAAGATTTTTCAGAAATATCGTTGCAGGAAGAGTTTAAAGGAATGGAGTCGTGGGTCAAAGTACAACTGCACGACATTTGCGGAAATTTAAACATTGATCCTACACAGGCTGATGATTTATACAATGGCATCACTGAAGACTTTTCTGTAGATCCAACAGGAGAACTAACATGGAATCGCATTGCAGGAAAGCATGCCAATGTATTCCTACATAAATTCAAGTCCCCTGAAGATATGCAAGCATGGGATGCACCAGTTGACCTATGTGTAATTAGTTTCCATCAAAATCCTAGATTAAGAGATAACATAGATTTTTGGAAAAGTCGTATTAAGCCAGATGGATATATAATTGCACATCCTTATAATGAAAAGCTGTGTGTAGATGTCTACAACGAATTTACATTACTAATTAACGAAGGATGGAAAATTGTTGAGCGAGCAGATATGATGTTGGTATTGCAGAAACCTTAAAACGTAGATGGAATAAAGTTTGCAAGCTCATTTGCAAACTTTTCTATTGTACGTTGATTAGGGTGTGGATTGTTATTAGCTATTATCAATTCTGGATTAAAGTTAATAATTGATGCCCACGAATGCCCTGCAAATGGAAAATAATTATTATCAAAGTCAGGTATAAACTTATACCATTTAGAATGATCAGTTACATTAAGTTGTTCAATTGTATAAGCCTGCAGGAACGAAAATGGTCCTATTTTTAGTTCAGGATCAATGGGATTATCAACACTTCTAAAAAATGTATAAGTCATATTATTACACTTCAAGAAGTTTTCTAATAACATTATACTTCTAACGTAATCCATAACAGAGTCATGAATATCTGCATCAATTATCCTTGCCTTAATATAATCATCTAAGTTTGCCTTAGTAGGATCTGGATCATTAATCTGATAATGACCTATTGTTAAATCAATAAATGTATTTGAAACAGTAGAATACTTCATTACCCTAGAAATTGCAGTCCATCCTATTACAACATGATACTGTTGTCTTTGTTCAGGTGGTATAGATTGTATATAGGCAATAGTCTCAAGTGCAATATGTTCATTACTCTTTCCATCTTCAGAGATATCAATTTTATCTAATCCTAGTTGTTTACCAATAAGTCCAGTTAGATTAATATTCTTGCGATACTCTAAATACTCTTTTCTAAATTCAAACTCTTCAGGGGAAGATTCTTCTAGCCAGTCTTTAAATGGTCTATTATGTTCTTTATGGAATTGTTCCCATGCAAAACAATCTCCGGCCATAAAGCTACATCCGTTGAATAACAAAGTTTTCATATAGGTTTAATTTCAATAACTTTCTTCTCTTGCTCTCTTAGCAATTGTTTAGAATGCCAATTGGAAACTTGTTTATGAACAAAGTGATTAAGTTTTTCCCAATTACCATGTGCAACATGATTATCAGTTTCACCTGGTTTTAATTCTTCAACTTGTGGCTCTAGTGTTTGCATAATAACACTTAGATCGGATGCAGGCAAATTCCAAATGCCTAAATGTTCAGGATGGTGAATAGTATTATACCAAAGGTGTACTTTATTCTCTGTTGTAAACTTAACAAACTCGGGCATTTCCCACCAATTGGTACGCATTGGATTAACCATTACACTCAAACCTCTGTCGTTGTCTTTGCAGTACTGATTAAATGTTGCAAAGTTTTCCATTAGGTCATCAAAGTTTCCATTAATACGAATTGACTCGTAGTTTTCTTTATCTAAACTATCAATGCTGATATTTAAACTTACATTACATTTTTCTAATATTGCTCTAACCTGTTTATTATATACAGTACCGTTAGTGGCAATGTTAATTCGTAGTCCAGGATTAATCTCTGCAACCAACATACAGATATCATATACAATCTTTTGTGCAAAAGGTTCACCGCCGTTAAATCGTAATTCTTCTAAATGAGGAATAAACTCTTTTAACTGTTCTACAAAACTGTCATCGTATACCTGTGGCATTGGAGGTAGCTGTTCTCTATTCTTGCGTATACCAGAACTCAATCTGCCTTCGCACATAACACATTCAAGATTACATTGATTGCTAAGTTCTAACTCTAGTAACGTAGGATATTCTTTTATACTGAACCCATCATATGCCAATGCCAGCGGCCATGTATCTGCTTCAATCTTTTGTTTGCATACTCTACAATCGCTGTTGAAGATACCTTCTTTAAGATTGTTCCTATACTCAGTAAACTTCTCACCAAACCAGATATCTTTTATACTGCGTGTAGGACTCCACTTATCTAAATGTCCTACTAACAACCAGCAAGGTGCAACATTACCTTCTGTGGTAAAGTACATGTTATTATAAGGAGCAACACACGGACTGATTTTATTAATTGTCCTGTTCATATCAAACTGTTGTCGTTTGATATTGTACTCTTCAATTTGTGTTGTTGTTAATTTATTCATTCGCTCTATACTCATTCAACAATGCTGCCCATTCTCCAAACGTCTTATGAAAGTCCTGTCCTCGTACCATATCTCGTTCTTCATTTAGTTTAATAAATTCTTCAACAAGAGATGCATTGTCGCATGATAAATGTAAAAAGTTTTTTACAGTATCAAATTCAGGTGCTGTTAATCTTGCAGACACAATGTCTTTTATCTTATCAGGTAAGTTTTTAATGCTGTGGTTAGGAGGATAATGTAATATGTTATAGTACGTAAAGAACCCAATGCTCTTTGCCCATTCTAGATAGTCTGGCAAGAAGTAAACATTAAAGATGCTTACAGTTGGACACAATGTAAGGAATATATTACTGTGTTGATCACGTAATGCTGCAAACTTCTTAATGTTTTCTTGCACTACATTCCATTCAGCAGGGTAACGTTCGTATTCTAAACGAGTTCCTAAGTCATCAATAGAAACACACATTGTCACTTCTTTAAACTGTACAATCAAGTCTAGGAACTTTTTATTATACAATGTTCCGTTGGTATTAAGCAAGATAGTAATGTATCTCGCTCTGCCTTCATTTATCAACAACTCTAATACTTTAATGTTCTCCGGGCTTGCCATTGGCTCGCCTCCGGTAATTTCTAAATGCACAAGATCCTGTGCCCATTGTCGAATTACATCTTCGTTGGCTGTTCCTAATATTTTATTAGATAACCAATATGCACCATCCTCAACTTTAATATTGTATATTTCTTGATACTCTTTAAGGAATGTAGAGCTTGCCTGTGGACCACATATTCTGCATTTTAAATTGCATACATTATTAAGTTTAAAGTCTATTGCTTTTGGACCAGCTGTTGCTATACGATTAAACTCCATGCCTGATGTGTTAATCTTTTTGTCTTTGGCAAATTGTAATCTAAACGAAGGAATACCTGCTGCCTCTTCGTCCCAACAGCTTTGACATTCTCGTGGCTTCTTACCATCTAAGAATGCTTGACGTAACTCCTGAAACTTAATGTCATTCCACACAATATCCAAACTGCCGTCTTTCATATTTGGCAGTTGATATTCGTTAGTTGGACTAGGTTGTGCAAATTTACAGCAAGGACGCAACGAGCCATTAACATCTGTAGACAGATTTATCCAAGGCAATGCACAAAACGTATCAGACATTATGTTCCTTCAATAAACTATACAACTCAGGAAATGTTTCTGCAAACTCTTGTTTCCTATATTCATCATGTAATTTTGTTGTATCAAAGAACTTTGTTAATTCATCTTGATTACATGTCCTATCATTCATAAACCTTATTAAGTTATCAATAGTAGGAGACCACTCTAACATAGTAACTGTAGATAAATCAATAGAACGTAGTTTTTCTGCTACCACTAATTTTACAGACTCTGGTAGGTTTACAATACTATAATGGTGAGGGTAATGTACCATATTGAACACTATTGGCAGATCTAAGTTATCTCTTACAAATTCAATCAGCTCTTTAAGATAAAATACATTCAAAGATCCAACAGTAACATACACTTGTAGTTTCAAGTTGACATTGTATTCTTTACCAAACGACTTAAACTTGTTTATGTTTTCAAGTGTTTCTATCCATTTTGCATTCATGCGTTGATATTCAAATCGTTGAGCAATATCATCTATGCTTAGACTAATGGTAATCTCATTAAAGTTCTTCCACACTTTAAAAAACTTTTCTTCGCAAATAGTTGTGTTGGTATTGTACCATATCTTTGTTTGTGCAGGATTACCAAACTCATTGATAATAGAAAGAACTTGTTCATGCTCTTGCTGTAGTAATGGTTCACCGCCGTAGAACTCTAAGTGGTCAATATTCTTTGCCCATGTTTGTAGTATCTCTGCATTGATAGGATCTTTGAACAACTTCTCCCGAGAGTTGTCAGTGTACATTTTAATAACATTAGCATCTGCTAAGTTTAAATCTTTGTGTTCTTTGATCCATTGACTACTTAGGAAAGGAGTACAGATTCTACATTTAAGATTACATAGGTTACTTAATTTTAAATCTAAGCTCTTAGGCGAGTGACGAGGGATATGTGCAAAGAACGTTGTTTCTGGATACAACGTTCCTCCTTCTTCATATTTCCGCATACTCTGCATACCTGCTTTTTCTTCGTCCCAACAGGCTTTGCACCCTGACGGTCTTTCGTTACGAATAAACTGTCCTCGTAGTTCCTGCAACTCTGGTTGATGCCACAACTCGTCAATGTTAACATCTGGTAACTTAGGAACATCATTCTGCCACGATGCATCTCCTACCTTGTACTTACAACAAGGGCGAGCACGACCATCAGGATCAATTTGTAGATGTATAAAAGGATACACACAAAAGTTTTCAGGAACCAATGCTCTAAGGTTCTTAATATATGCAGGAGATTGATTAGCTACTACAGGTGTTAATCCTAAACCAAATTCTTTGTCTAGGTCCTTGGCAATACGTAGTTTGTCTTTAATACTGCTACTGCCAGTTACCTGTATGATAGGAACGTATTGTTTTTTGTCCATTATAGCTTCTCACAGTATTTTGAAAATTGAACATACTCTGGGAATGTTTCTTCAAAGTTTAATTTTCTCTTTTCATCAAACTGCTTGAACCAATGATGAAATATCTTTCTGTTGGCAGTATGGTCGGCTGTGTTGTTTTTCAAACTATCAGACAAGCTCTTTAAAAATATAATGTACTGATCATATCTTCCTGAGAAGTCTGTAGCAATTGGCATACTGTCAACATGTTGTTCCATGTATTCAATTGCATCATCTACATACTTTGCAAACTCAGGTGGTAGCAACATTGGTGCTTGCCACAATGGGTAATTAACAATATTTTGTTTGAAGTGTACGGTCCTGTCATATTTTTTAGACAACTCAGTTGCCCATTGTACAAAATCTTTAGTAGTCGCAATACTCAATGCGTTAATACTCATTAAGAATCCTAGTGTAAACTTTACATCTTTACGTGCAAATAGTTTATGGATGTTTGATTCAAACCTTTCCCAATCTACGCCATTACGAATGTACTCTGCTCTAGCACCGAGACTCTCTGCACTGATTAAGATCTCAATGTCAAATACTTCTGTGAATGCTTCAAGTCTATCCATGAATCTATTAAAATAGTTTGGAGGTGTATTTAGGTTAGTAACAATACATAGAGTAGGTTTGATAGTTGATGGTAAGTGATCCTTTACCATTGCTATCTTCTCTTTCATTAATTCTACGTATTCATAAAACTTAGGAATGATCAACGGTTCGCCACCAATTATATTAATACGATGTATGTGTAGTCTACCTACTGTGTCAAACCATTTCCAAAAATTAGTTTCAAAACTAGGAGCAGGCTTAGGTAGTTCTCTATCGTATTGCTCTTGTGTAATCTCGCCATTCTTAATCATCTCAGATGCCCATTGACTACTGTAGTGATGATTACAATACATGCATTTCATATCGCAGGTATTACCTAGACTAAGTTCAAGCATGTAGGGTCTATTTGCATTTAAGAAACGATCATCCATTGAAGTAACTCTAGCAAGTTCTGTCCTAATGATATCAGGATGGTATTCTTTATCTAGATTTTCTTTTGAAATCATTCCAGCCCTTCTCATGAAATGCCAGAAGTTTTCTGGAATACGTGGACTAGTCATTCCCTGGTCTTCTAAGTTCCAGCAACTACGACAATCTTCGTTCCTGACTCCTTTAATTAAATCCATTCTGCTTTTCTTCAAACGATCGCTATCCAAAAATGCATTAGGACCTTTGGCTTGCAATTCTTCTTCGGTTACAGTATAGGAGGGTGTACGACAACAGCTTCTAAACTCACCACGATCCATTTGAAATATAGGATAGTTCCATTTGAACTCGCAAACGGTATCAATTGGATCTCGTGTCTTTTCTCTTATAGGAATAATAGGAATTAATTTTTCGTTCATAGTTCTTTTGTACACATAATATCAAAGTTACAGTGGCACATTGTCTTATCGCAAACGACAGGTTCTGTAGGTAGAGTCAATTGTTCATCATGTATGTTTCCAATGTTCTCTCCAACCTTACACCATCCGCGGCGTACGGTTCCGTCCATATCAACAATCAATTGTTCTACTCCTGCATAACATTTCCAACCGGACCAATCGTTAGCTTTCTCACTAATGAATCTATGTGCGCTGGCAACTCTTGTAGATCCATCAGCTGCTACAGTTTGCATTGCACCTCTGTAGTAGTCAAAGCTCTTTGTGTATTTGATATGCTTAACAATTAGCTCGTGTTGCTTTTCAAATATCTTCTTTTGAAATTCGTTGTATTCGTATAGTACTTCGCCGAAGTCATGAATTAATGGTTGTAATGCCATTGAGATGTTGCCAATGTTTTTAACTTTGTTAGCCACAGCATAACAGAAGTCAAACTTTTCCGGACTCATCATAATGTTTACATGTGTACGCAAGTCATCGTGTAGAATTTTAACAACTTCAATAAAGTGTTTCTCATCTGCAAACTCAGGATGGAAACTTAGACACACATGATCAAAGTATTGTTTGTTTTCTTCCCACCAACGTAATGTTCTACTACCATTGCTGATAAGTCCTACACGAACACCTTGCTCTGTGCAAAACTTGCACACTTCAATAAAGTGTTTGTACAATGTAACTTCGCCGCCAGTAAACTCAAAGTATATCTTTTTATTAGGATGGGCTGCTTTTACTTGCAAGATAAAGTTCTTGATAGCATCTAGCTCAGGCCATGGGTTCGTAGCATTGTGAAGATCTGTAGGACAATAACTGCATTTAAAATTACAAGTATTACCTAAGCACCAGTTAACCACAAACCATTCCTGGTGTGTAGGATTAGAATGAACTAACTTGATATAAGGATAGCGACTCTTTTCTTGTTTGTCAAATAAAGATTGTAGATAGTCTCTATCATTAATCTTGGTTAAGTCGTCAGCTGATTCAAAGAATTGTTTGCCGGCCTTTGCACCGGAGATTGAGTATTTGCCGAAAATTTTATCACCTGTTGTTTCCCAGATATTTATTCTGTCCTTAGATACAGAATCGTCTGGATTATTTTTTATGTTGTTACAAAGTTTAACAACTTCTCTAAATGCACTGCGCCAAGTGCTAAATGGATCTGTGTTGAATGCTGTTACATTACTAATGCCATCCATTACCTTTAACTTAGGAACAACTGTAGTAGACAAATCTAAAGTTGTCCATTGTTTCATTTTAAGTAATGCACTCTTAGGGAATAATTTAACACCACCATACCCATATACTAAATCGTTAACTGGGTTACGACTCTGCCAGATGTATGTACAATCCCTGTCGAAGATACCTGGCTGGAATCCAAAATCCCAACTGTCTTCCAGGAATGCATCGCCATCAACTACATAGAACATATCTGTATCTGCTACTTCGGCCGCTGCTCTGTGTGCGTTGAAGATTCCTTTGACGCCGTCTACTCTTTTTGCTTGTGGAGCTTTTTCTAAAACACGCTGCCAATTTTCTTCTGCATTGGGCTCGTTGTACGAAATGAATACAACATCTAGATCTTCCAATACCGGGATAACTTCTCCCATTTCTTTACGACCTGTGATTTTTGCACTAGGAGTAACCTTTACTGCCCATACTTTTTCTTTACTAAGTTTTTTATCGAGATACCATACATGTTCGTAGCACAGATCATGTAAAGGAATACGGTAATCAAGATCGTAGTTAAACTTAGGAAGTGCAGGATTTGTCACAATTTCAAACGTAGGTGAAATCGTTCCAGCCCATTCCCATTTCGTAACAGTTTTGTACTTTGGACTAAACTTAACTATCCATTGCTTCGTACGGTCAGCATATTCAGGATCTAACTTATATATCTTATAGGTATCCAACTCCCAGAATGCAGGATAACATACATCTACATCAAATGTAAAAGCATTAACATCTGGGTTTATTTCTACATTAATTTCGGGCATAATGTAGCCCATGTCTTTTGAATACCTGTAGTCAGCACCTTTACGATAACAAGACATTGCCCACACTTTTTCTTCTAGTGGATTCACCCGAGGATCAATATACCAAACTAATTTAAAAGGACTACTGCTACTGCCAAGTTCGTGAGGTAGGAAGGTAAACTCCTCAAAGGTCATTTGAGGATCAAGGTCTGGGTTGATTTCCCAAACTAAAGGAGTGTGATTGAATACTGACATTACATAGTAATTATCAGTGTAGTTAATTACAGTAGGTTAGGTCTGACTAATTTTGTTTTAACTGTTCCACCAGCAGTGAATCCGGTAAAGAAATTTGTAAACGGTGCTAGGGCTTCTAGCTGTGTTACACGATTTACTGTTTCATCGTAGTAATAGGCTGCATTTGCTAAACTGGTCAATGTTCCTTCAATCACAGAGTCACCAGTTTGTTCACGCACTGTATTCATTACAATACTTAAATTGCCTGCGCCATTATCTTTGATTGTGCATATTGAATTTAACGAGTTACCAACACCAAAGTGATAACCAATGGTATTACCTTCAAAGAAGTCTTGTGACTTGATAATGTTACCATCTGTATGATATGTAGCAACTTCACCGGTAATCTCAATGCGATACACTTCGTCCCATGTACCAAAACTGTTTACTGTTCCTAATTGAGATAGTGTTGAGTTTACACCAAGTCCAATAGTTAGATACTTGATGCCGCCAATCCAGTCATAGCTGAATCCAATAACCTCATTCATAAATCCGTGAGCACTAATCCAAGATCCTAGATGTTGATCTCGTACATTTCTAGTAATAGAGATTGGAATACGTGCAACAATATCACCAAGGCTAGTATCCAATGGATGAATAAGGACTGTAGCTGTTGTAGAATATACTCCGTTGCTTCTTCCAACAGGATTAAAAATTACTCTAAAATTATCGTATTCGTCGCCAGGGATATTTGGCACGTATGAGAATCCATCAACAGGATCTATTGATACATCAAATCCTCTGTAATTTCCACCTGCGTGATCTACAACAAAGTCCTGCGTCATTAAGGCTGTAGTGGTAGTGGTTGTTATCCAACTGTTAGGTTCTATGCCGCCAATATTAATTTCTGTGAACAATACCACAGGATTAACGTTAGAAGTGACATAGATATAGCCTCTATTATATCCCGGAGTATCTCCAAAATATTGAACTGTAAAGCTACTAGAACTGATTGGGGCAATAACCATTGTGGTGGTACTTACTGTTCCTACATCATATCCATTGCCTGCACCTGTTAATGTAATATCAGAGATTGTACAGGTAAGAGTTGAGTTGTTACGTAGTACAATAGTTCTAACATCGCTGCCAGATCCTGTTGCAAAAGTAAACGGAGCAACTGGATCAATAGGAGCACTTAAAAATCCACCAACTAACTGTGGCTGTGGGATAGGAGCCTGAACTCCACCAGTTTCGCCCGTACTGTATGTGGTATAAACGTCTGCACGAACTCGTAGGTTAACCACAGTATCTTGCTTCTTTCCTTTGCCGCCGCCTTTCCACTTGCCACCACTCTTCCACTTTCCTTTGATCGAGCCCTTTGTCTTTTTAAGTTTGCTAAATCCTGCAATGAAGTTAACCGTTATTGAAATAACAGAATCCCTAATTTGATATTTTAAAATAATGGCTTTGGCATAGCTCAAGCCCGGGATCGCTGGTCTACTAAGGATCCTTCTGTACATTTTATCAGGATCTGCCATTGTTGCATAGTATTCATCTTTACCAAATTTTATGGTATTTAGAGAGTCTACCAAAGGTTGCCACGATGCTACTTCGTAAGGTATGCTTCCCGAAATAACAACGTTAGGAGTCAGGTAGCCGCCCAGGTTAAAGAAATAGTTTAATTCTATAGGATGGAACCAGGTAAAACTCATGGATGTTGCATATCCATTACTTCTGTTGACTTCTTGCCAGCGATTAGAACTAAGTTCTTGCCACTGCCCGGCAACCCAATGATTATTCCAGCTATCGGCGCTGGTATCTTCAGGATAGATGGGCTCTGTTACCAATTGGCTAGGATGTGCTGTGGCGCTGGTAGCTGATAACAACTGTACGTTGGTAAACAGTCTATCAGGTGCTTCAGGTGTGACCAGTGTTCCTGTTGTTGCATGTAACACTTTACCAATGTCTAAATCGTATGTGCTAGGAGTATCAAACGCAGGGCCGTATTGGTGAATTACACAACGTACAACATCAAAGCCCAATTGATTCCACGTATCAGGTTCTATAACATCACCCGCTGATACAGGGTTTGCCAACAAGGTAGATCCATAACCTGTAGAAGTCGTGCCTAGTAGATCGAACAAGCGATCGTGAATTAAATTTTGGTAGCTGGCGAGAATTTTACCCATATAAGTGAAGTTTCCTGGTACAGCACATATTTAGTGTCAGAACATTTGACGCTCTTGAACTAGAAACTTAAATATAGTAAACTACGTATATTATGACCAACAGATATAAACACTCCGGAGCCACAGGCGACCTAATCTATTCTTTACCCATTGTCAAGCACACAGGCGGGGGTGCGTTCTACTTGCACCTTAACCAAATGGATTGGATAGGCCAGCACTACTATGGGTCACCCCCGGCCCCCTTCCATCAAGGGCGCATGACCCAGGACGACTACGACTATATGCGTGAGTTCATGGAAGCCCAGGAGTACATCACCTACTTTGGGATCATGGACCCTGTTATAGAGATTACCCATAACCTGGATCGCTTCAGACCCCAGTTCGTGGGCCACCCGGCCAACTACCTGGACCTGTACGCACAAGTACACAACGTGAGCCCAGACCTGATGTATACCCCCTGGCTGACCGTGCCCGACCCTGTAGTGGAATCCGGACGCGATGTTGTTATTAACCGTACCCTACGCTGGATAGGGTCTACCCCCGCACCTATATGGGACGACCTAAAAGCCCAGGGCTATGAAGACCGGGCACTGTTTGTGGGGCTACCCGAAGAGTACGCCGCGTTCACCCAGACTACGGGTTGGGACATACCCTACTATGCCACGGGTACCATGCTGGAACTGGCCCAGGTTATAGGGGGTGCCAAAACCTTTATTGGAAACCAATCCCAAGCATACGCCCTGGCTGTGGGGCTGGGCATACCCGATATACGCTTAGAAGCCCGTGTGGACATGCCCCTGGCCCGTAACGAGTGCTACTTTCCACGCTTTCCAAACATACGCTACGCATAAGGTTGACACGGTGGTAAAACCATGTTATAATTAACACATATCAACAGGAGATCACACATGTATCTTTTCGAAGTACGGATTGCACTCAACGGCGATCGCTCTAACACTGTAGCTGTCCAAATGTCAGCTGAAAATGCCTATGCTGTACAACAGATGGCCGCGGCACAATATGGCGCCGGCAACGTGATCACTTATCGCGACATTACTCCCAATCCAACATGGTAACTCGCAAGACACTGGGCATCATCCAAACACGTGGGCTGGGCGATTTAATCATAGCACTCCCCATAGCGGGCCACTTCTATGAAGAAGGGTATGACATCATCTGGCCCATCCTGGATCAGTTTGTACCAAGCATGACTGCCCTGGCCCCGTGGGTAAAGTGGGTACCTGTACCGTACGATGCCCCGGGACGCTACTTTTATGACGTACCCCTGGAGCGACTGCGGAACTTCCGCTGTGATGAAATCATACCCCTGTATCAGCACTTGAGTAACCACGATTTCTCCAAAGAAAAGTATTTCCAGTACACTTCCTTTGATCAGTACAAATATATACGTGCAGGCGTACCTTTCCTGAAGAAATGGGATCTACACAAGTATATTACACGGAATCCAGCACGTGAAGAAGCACTGTACAAAGAAGTAGTACAAAACCCCAACTATGTGGCGGTACACTTGCAAGGATCCGATCACCGTGCCACTTACGATCCCAACATCATACCCGCCGACTGGCAAACAGTAGAAATTACCCAACTCCCAGGATACAACCTACAAGACTGGCTATTAACCCTAGAACGTGCTCAAAGCCTTATACTAGTAGACTCTGTGTATGCAAACCTGGTTGATCAATTAAACATCGGAGAAGATCGTTACTTTATACAACGATCACACATAGGACTAACTCCCGTACAAGGACAACACTGGACTTGGCTGTAAAAACATGTAAATAATTACATGTCCACGAACCAACCTACTCGCAAAGATATATTCCGTAAAGAGATCGAAGAGATGTTGGAGAACTCTCCGTATAAACACGACAAAGCACTACATAGACTATACTGTATGGGACTACTAAGAGAACTACTACTATATAGTGCAGTAGACATATTAGAAGTACGTGAGCACATACGATACCTAGCTGATAAGTCACGTAAGTAAATACCCCGCTGTAGCACCCAACCCAAATACCCCGCTGTAACGGTTACACTATATACAACAACCAAACATCCAACGCTGTTAAGAACACTTGATCGACTAGTGTAGAGGATGCGTATATAGACCTGAATACCCCGCTGTAGCGGCCTAGTGGAATACCCCGCTGTAACGGTCAGGGGGCCGTGGATCTAGACCAAAGAAAACATGATCTAGTGTGGAAATTCTTTGATCTGGCGATGGAACATTTGACTAAAGCCTCTCTAGACCACAGTGCTCCGAACCGTAGACCACCCTAGAAACCACCCGAGATCGGCCATTTTTTCTCTCAAAATGGTAAAAATTCTACCAAATTTGTGGCACTTTCCCCACGATTTCAACCAAAAAACCACCGTATTTTTCTGTGGATTCCTAACCACACTCCACGGTAATCCACGTTGACAAAACCATAGAACCATGCTATAATAACTACTATACAGTGTAGAGTTATATATACTGTAGTGTAGTATACAGTGGGCCGTTAGCTCATGTTGGTTAGAGCAGCGGACTCATAATCCGTTGGTGCTGTGTTCGACTCACAGACGGCCCACCATTGTATACGTTACTATATAGTGTAGAGTTACACTAGAATATATACACTATATATAGAGTTGATAAACCTTAAGTTTGAGCATAGGATATTACTAAGCAATTAGGAGCCGGAAGTCTTGGTGATTGTAGTGTAATATTTGAATAACGGCTGTAAGCTGTGTGGCAAAGACTGAACTCGCGACCGTTGCCTTCCGGCGGTTAAGGCTCGTACATGTGCAGGAACAAGCGGGGAGGGCGGCGGACGGACACTTGCTGAGACGCTGACTGAAAGACCCTATAGTTGAGTAGGCTATAGGGTTTCTCTTGGAGTGCCAGATCTGTGGCGAAAATACAACGAAAAAACTTGTCAAAAAGACTTGACGATCTGGTAAAACCGTGTTATAATACACACATGACACAGACACTAGCACCCCGTAAAAAGCGAGTAGATCGCAATCACATCATATACGAACTTGTCGTCAACGGCAAGAACTATATAGGTGTCACTGCAAAGACAGAAAGCACTGTGGGCAAGTCGGTTCGCGTTCGTGCCAACAAGCATTTCTATCGTGCAAAGACAGAAGACAAGAACTGGCTACTGTGCGCTGAACTTCGCAAGCTGGAGTCTAAGGACGAGATCGAGTGCTATATACACGAAGTGGTTCGCGGCAAGGCTGAAGCCCATAAGCGGGAAGTTGAGATACGCCGTGCTGTCAAGCCCGTGCTCAACACAGATGTTCGCGGGGATTGACAAGCAGGTAAAACCGTGCTATAATACTCTTACACTAACAAGGAGCTGACATGAGTTATACACTATACATCTACAAAGCAGATGCTCGCTACAAAACCGGAGAGCGCCTGTACTCTACTACAGTTTGGCCCGTAGCAGACGACAATGCCATGCGCCGCACTGTAGCGGATCTGTTTCCACTGTATCGCCCAGAAGACGGCTTCCGCTTTGACTGGACGCCTAGCATGAAAACTGTGCGGAACTTGATGAGCGGTGCAGAAGTGCAGATCCCGCATGACACGCCACGAAGCTGTGATCCAAGCTCAGAACTCTACTGGAGCATGTAATATGTCTAATATAGAGCGTCTGAACTTTGTCATCTGGGCGGGTAAACGAGATCCCAAGTTTACCCAATCCCGCAGGGCCTATGTACAAGCTCTGTGGGACTGGCGCCGGGTAGTTCGCAGTAACCCTACGCTGTCCAGGGTTATTGGTTGACAATCAGGTAAAACCACTGTATAATTAAGGCTTACACACTAAGGAGCATCCATGTCGATTCAAACTATCAACGCTGAGATCATTGCAGGCAACTTCACTAACGAGCAACTGTCTAGCATCATCGACGCTGTCAAGTTCGCTCGCGCACGCCTTACTGATGCAACCAAGCGAACGCTCCGCTTGGGCGGTACTGTACGGTTCACGTCTATGAAAACGGGCATGACCTACACTGGCACAGTAGACAAGATCGCTATTAAATTTGTCACTGTGCGTACCGCGCAGGGCCTGTGGAAAGTGCCTGCTAACATGTTGGAAGCGGTATAACCCTACAGTGTGCAGGGTATTAGGTTGCCCTGCACACAATTTTGCGTTATAATACACTTACACTGAAACACTAAGGAGCTTGAAATGCGCGAATACACTTCCAAACTGATTGCTATGATGGACGAGGGCATGATCTCCGCAGAAGCTGTGGCAGAGATGGCGCTGGCTTACATGAGCGAAGATGACGTTAAGGACATGTGCCTTGCTAACGATCTGCTGATCGGCGAGGACGATGAGGAAGATGACGAGTACGATGGTCAGCCCGACGAAGCGCAAGAGTGGGAATCCTTTGATCCAGATTGCTGAAGTGCCAGGCCCTGCCACTAGACCCTGCAAGTCGCCTGGGTACTTCGCAGGGCTTGACACCTAAGCAGAATCGTGTTATAATACACTTACACTAAAGGAGCAAAGCATGAAAGCATGGGACGTTATACGCAAAGGGCGTGTCATTGATACTGTATTCTATGACGCAGACTGCGAGCTGTGGTATGTACGCAAAGGGCTAATCGAGCACGATGGCTACCCCTGCGACATCATTGTTAAACCCGCAACACGATAAGGACTCAACATGCGATACTACGACGAACTGGCAACTTACGAGCGCGATGGCTTCACTGTTATTGTAGACAAGAGCTACGAGGACTTGAGCCCGCATGATTGCTTCGATGACGAGTGCCACGATGTTAAGCAGATCTGCAGAGACATTGATTCCGGCAACTTGGACTGGTTCATGCTCCGTGTACGTGTAATGGTTGATAGCCTTGAGATGGGCTCGCACTACCTGGGCGGGTGTCTGTACGAGAATGCCAAAGATGTGCTCACAGACGGGACTGCCGAAGACTGTATCGGCGAAGCACTGCATGAAGCTAAGTCGCAGGTCTACAAGTACAAACAGAAGTTCGCTGAGTTGAGCGATATAGTTGATCGCGAAGGGATCGTTAGTGTTTAATATTAATACAAATGAAGTACTACAGTGGGCAGGGACTGTCTGCTTCATGGTTATGTATACTGCGATGTCGTTTTTCAAAGAACAGCATACTCTGCAATTAATTGCCGGATGCATGGGCGGAGCACTGTTTTTGGTGTGGTCGTTGCGTGTTGCAAATAAACAACAGACTATTGTTAACGTTGTGGGAGTAACCATTACGCTTATAGGGTTATACAAAGCACTAGGTTGACAAGTTGGTAAAACCTTGCTATAATAAGGCATAGTAAGAAATAAACAGGGTTACCTAGTCCGTTAGGGCCCACAGCAAGCGAAGAGTTCCGACGGGGACAGGTTGCTGTGGGGCATGAAGGCAGTTGTAAACGAAAGTTTACACGAGTTTGCTGACGGGGTACTAGGGCGTAATGTTTGTCACACTGAACACCGGAGACGGACCGGCGGGTAGTTGACAATCCCCTGTTTTCTTGCTATAATACACACTTAGCAACAAAGGAGCAAAGATGAAAGCACTACAGAAGTTCATTGAGCAGAAGAATCACTGGAACAGTTTCTTCAAAGGCGAGCAGTATGAGATCCAAACTGCCAAGGGTCGACAGCGTGTAGCGGACATGATCGATGCCGCACTGAGCCCAGAGAACTTGACTTGTGATGGCGAACTGCCCCGTGCAGAAGTCAATCGTCGCTACAAGGAGTTGATGACTGCCGCAAAGCAGTTGAAGCAACTTGACCCTAAAGTGTCTTTTTATGAATACGATGCGGAGATCTAAATGAACGACGAACAGCTGATTGACGCACTGATCGAACAGATCAAAGAGGATGTGAAGAACCAAGACTTCACTGCCATTGAAGAACTGCTGTGGGAAGTGCCCCGCGGCAAGTTGATTGCATATCTTCCTGAGGAGAAACAGAATGCCTAATTGGTGTAACAATACGCTGGAGCTCCAGCACAAAGATCCTGCAATGATCGAGCGTGCCAAGGCTGCTATGATCCGAGGTGAGTTCCTACACGAGTTCATTCCTGTGCCCAAAGAACTGAGCGATTCTGTTGCCAACGGCATGACCAATGAAGCATTGGTGGCCAAGTATGGATACAGTTCCTGGTATGACTTCTGTGTAGCAAACTGGGGTACCAAGTGGGATGTAGGCGGTAACGACTACGGTGCTCCTACTATCACAGCAGAAGGCAAGATGATTGCTGGATTTGACAGTGCTTGGTCTCCCCCTACTACAGCAATGGAGCGATTGGCGGAGATGGGGTTCGAAGTCAAGCTCTACTACTACGAACCCGGTATGTGCTTTGCTGGCATCTGGGAAGGCAACGAAGACGGCTTCAACGATGACTACTACGAGTATGGCGATATGTCATCCGACGAAGTAGCAGAGTCCTTTCCTGCAGAGCTAGACGATATGTTCTGCATCAGCGATTCAATGGCAGAGTACGAAGCTGAGAATCAAGAGATTGATTTAGATGACGGACTGAGTGCTACTAACGAATAACCCTACTCGCTGTAGGGTGGTTGACTGCGGCTCCGTTTTGTTGTATAATACACTTACACTAAACAAAACGGAGCTCATATGCAAAGCACTATTAAAAACGCAAACATCGCGTACATTAAAATTCAAGTAAACAAAAAGCTACAAACTGTTCGCGTCTTAGCTACTTTTGACAGTACTAAAAGAGACAAAGATGGTAATATTATAGTTAACATTACAAACGCTGTTTTTAAAAGCGGAGACGTTGCAACTTTAGACACGCAAACAGCAGAACAGCGTTCCGTGTCAATTGCTAATACTATTGCATTAGCTAAAAAAGTGTTGCGTACAGACAACATCTTGTTAGTATAACCCTACAGCGCATAGGGTTATAGGTTGCCCTATGCGCTGTTTTGCGCTATAATACACACATACACTAAAAAGGAGCAACTATGACAAGCATACAAGCTAAACAAAAAATCGACAGTCTTATGCTACAATTGCAAGAAGTGCTAGAGCTAATAGGGCTCGACGAGCACGAGCGTTTGCAAAATGCATTTAATGCACTTGCAATGGAACTAGACGACGTTGTATATTAAACAGGAGCAGACATGCAAGTAGTTACACTAAACACAAACGGTCGGGGCTATTGGAGCCGCGCTGTTAAGGCAGTACGCATTGTAGACATGCGTTTGGGCTATGTTAGCGATGAAAAAGATTTTGGAGAACTGTGCGTGTATTTTAACACACAGGACTGGGACGTTAACACAGACGGACTTATATACACAGACAAACAGTTTAAGCAGGAGCTAAATGCTTTCTTAGTAGCGCAAGGCTTGTGTGCTGTAGAGTACAGCGAGCAAGGTATGCAGGGGGACAACTACGTCAGCTTAGACGTAGAAGCAGACTTCTTGCAAGCATGGGAAGCAAAGTTTGGCGAGCTAGTACTCGAGTAAAGTGGAAGGGCATTGCTTGACAGCAGTGCCTTTTCGCGTTATAATACACTTACACTAACAAGGAGCTGATATGCTTACAGACAAAGACAAGGCGCAGTTGTTGCGCGATGCGATGGAACTGCTACAGGACGCAGATGCGCTTATACAGCAGGCGCTAGGTGCCTGTGACGTGTGTGAGGAAACGCACAACAGGATAGAGGACATTGTAGAGGACTTGCGCTGTGACGTTATGGAGTTGGAGGCGGAATGATTAAAGCAGACAAGCTCGCACTCCTAGTCAATATGCCTGCGGCTATGCTTACAATGGGCATCCAACAGGCAGGCTATAAGAAGGACAAGTTCACTCGAGCCAAGTTCCTGGGCATGACCAATGCCAACCTGTTCTGCTACACTGCCACCTACATTGAGAACAATGAGGAGCAAGAGTGCAAAGTCTTTGTCAAGTATGACCCTACAGCGGACAAGGTTTTGGTTGACTACTGAGCAAAACGGTGTTATAATACACACATAGACACTAAGGAGCAACAATGTTAGATCTCAGCAATGTATACAAAGTCTACAACGGCAAGCCAAATCGTTGTTGCTGTGGATGTAGCGGCAAATATGCCACAGCGTCTGCACACAAAGAGTTCGCAGACAAGGACCGCGGCTATGTTGTAGAAGACGCCAATGACGTTACTGTTCGCAAGGTTGTAGGCAAGATCCTAAGTGCCGAAAACCCAATTGACGAAGGCGGGCACGTCTACGCTATTGTAGGCAAAAGAATGTACATTGCCTACTACAAATAATGGTTGACAAGTTGGTAAAACCTTGCTATAATTAACACTTACACAAACACACTGGAGCACACAATGGGAACACGAAGCACTATCGCACTTGAGTTTGCAGACGGTACAGTACAGGCAGTCTACTGCCACTGGGACGGTTACCTTGAGCACAACGGACAGATCCTGCTCAAGCACTACTCCGATCCGTTCAAACTGCGTGACTTGATTGACTTGGGCGGCTTCTCTAGCTTGGAAGCAACTGTAGAAGGTACTGCCGCTACTGCATACACACAGCGCGGTGAGGAGTGCCGAATCGACAAATACAAAGACATCCAGGACTATTACGCAAACAACTACGGCGAGGAATACGACTATATCCTCAGCAAGAACTGGGAAGGTAAAGCTCAGTGGTATGTGCGTTACTGGGACACACAAGGCAACTGGATTCCGTTGGAGATGGCTTTTATTAACGAGCAAGATCGAATTGCACAAGAGGAGAGAGCATAATGAGTAAAGTCGCTGAACTAGCATATGACATTGAGCAACTGTACATTGACGGCATGAGTGCCAAAGTGATTGCGTTGACTCTGGAGTGCCCAATTGAATTGGTGTTGGGTTGTTTGGAAGAAATGGGTGTGGCAGATGCGCCACAAGAGGAGGAGATCTATAGTCCCTACTACGGCGCATAACCAAAAAAACGGTTGACATCTCCGTCCAAAGGTGTTATAATTTAATTAATGCGAAACGGTTCGCAGAAGACATACACACATACACAAAGGAGTTATCATGTCTAAGACTTTTAAATTTGCAGGTGTTTCTAAACGCGAAGGTTCATTCAAAGCCCGCTTTGCCAATGATCAGATGCGTGTCAAGGTACTGGCCAAGACTGGCAGTTCCGATATTGATCTGATTGAGCTCAAGCATCCTATGAGCAAGCTGGAAGCGGTTGCATTCCTGTTGAGCATCAACTTCGACAATGGCAACAAGCTGGTCCGTGAAGCTCTTGAGGCTTATCAAGAAAAGCACAACGAGACTGAAGCTGCACCTAAGGCCAAGGCAGCGCCCAAAGCCAAGGCGCCTGTTAAGAAGGCCACTAAAAGCAAGCCGTCACTGGACGCCATTGCTGCTCGCGCCAAAGCAGCCAAGCCTGCTAAGAGTGCCGTAACCAAAGCTGAGGTTGCCGCACAGTTGGCCGATCTGGAAGACGCTCCTTTCTAATCAACCCCTGCAGTGTGCGTAGAGGCAATGTCAATAAGTCCTCTTCGATAATACAGCGGGGTTATTAATACAAGGATCATATGAGTAGATTAGATTACATTGGGAGACCTTGGACTGCATTTGATGCTGGCAACAAACAGCATCGCAAATGGTTCAAAGAGTTCCAGGTATCGGGTACATGGGGCCGTTGCCCAGTTCGATTCATTGTATCGGACGAACACGGAGATTTGGTAACGCTGATCCAACGCAAGTTGATTCGGCATTACGTGGATAAAGAATTCGGTAAGATTGCGGCTTGACCTGTATGATCAATTTCTATATACTTGTTATTAACTGCACAGCAGTATAAAACAAAGGAAAAGAAAATGACTACATACAATATCAACCAAGGCACAAAGACACACAAGCTATTCACAGCATTGAAGAGTGGCGAGAAGGTTTCTGCAAGCCAGGCATCTAGCCGTTTCGGTATCAAGAACATGAGTGCTGAAGTATCACGCATTCGCCAAGCAGGTTTTGCCGTTTATGGCAACCAGCGCAAAGCAGGTAACGGTGTTCAAGTTACTGAGTATGAAATTGGTCAACCAAGCCGCAAGTTAATTGCCGCTGGTTACAAAGCGATGTCTCTTGGTCTAGTCTAAGAGTTGCTCCGAAGTCCTGGGGGTAGTGTCCCAGGCAACCCCTAGAACCCCTCCACGCTGGGAAGCAGTTGAGGGGTTCGCCTTTTGTTGTGAAAATACAACACCTAAGAGGTTGACAAGAAGGTAAAACCGCGTTATAATACATACATCGCAACAAGGAGCAGAACATGGGATATCGAGTACTAGACACCGTAGATCGTATGCGCGACAAGTACGGCCCACGCAAGGGCCTGGAAGGTCCGTTCAACTTCTCCGGTCGTGTTCTGTACTACGATCCAAAGGAAGGCTCCTACTATGATCCGACTACTGACTTCTATGTCGGCAGGGACGAGATGAACTACCTGAACAACGAACTGATGAGGATGCTGGACCATGCATAGTATTACAATTAAAGAGACGCTCAACCCGCTGGAAGTGATCCAGG